AACAAGGAACAACTGGAAAAGGCATTGCACCATGCTATAGAGATAAATATGCTCGTACCGGTAAACGTGTAATAGAGGATAATGAATTGTATTCATATTTATGGGATGAAAAATTGTATGGAAATGTATTATGTGAAGGAGCACAAGGTGTTTGGCTTGATATTAACCATGGTAATTACCCATATGTTACGTCAAGTACAACACTTCCTTATGGTGCATGTTCCTTGGGATTTCCGCCTATCTATATTCAAAAAATATATGGTGCAACTAAAATATATGATACTCGTTCAGGAACTGACCCTGATTTCCCTGAAAGTTTACTACAAGATTGTGAACTAAAGAGGGTAGCAGATGTTGGAAAAGAGTATGGCACTACAACTGGACGACGACGAAAAGTAAACTGGTTAAATTTAGACAAGCTTATTGAAGCTATTACACTTTCTGGAACTAATATACTTATTGTGTCGAAAATAGATGTATTGAAAGAGGTAAATATATTCAAACTAATTTATAATGACAAACTACAAGTATATAATAATCTAAACCATATGTTAAAAGATATAGAAAACAAAATTATTTACCACTGTAAACTAGTATCGTGCATCCTTTTTTCTGATGACCCAGAGGAAGTAAAAGGATTGACTTAAATAATACATTATCTATTAAACCATTCTTCATATGGAAATACAATCCATTGGTTGTTTATCTCAGTTAATTCATTTGCATAATAATCTATATTTTTAAAATTACTCTGGGTTTTATTAAACAATACACAATACTTAATATTTTCATTTGTTGTTGTTTTTTCTATACAACTCTTAATATCTAATAATGTTTCTCCTGTATCATTAATATCGTCTATTACTAAAATGTTTTTATTTTTATGCTTATTAACAATATTTTCTAACATGTCTGTATCTTTTTCTTTACCATCTCTAGTTTGCCACATAAAACCCTCAAACGGTTTGTTATATAAATGACTTAACATAACACCAGGTACATACGCTCCTCTACATGGACCTATAATAACATCAACTGAAAAACCAGAGCTTTCTATTTCTTTATTAATGACTATTAAATCATTTTTTAAATTTTCAAATGTATAATATAATTTATCTAACATTATACATTACCCAATAAAATATTGTCTTATTTATTAGTATTTTAATTAAAAATATTAATTTTATTTTTATGGTTATTAAATTTTTATAACTAATTTAGTTCGAGTATGCAATACCCGCCATTCCGCTCATGACACGTAACACATTGTACGAAAGAGCGTAGACACGGACCTTTGCTGTGCGCACATCGGCAACAGTTCCCGAAGAAAGAACAAGCTGAAGAACAGCGTTGTCAATACGGGAGAAGTTGCATGTTCCAGATGGCTGGTGCTCCTCAGGACGAAGGGCAAACGAGTAAAGGTTAATTCCGGTATCAGGGGCACGGGTGTGGTGCTGGTATGGCTGTACAACATCAAAGTACGAACCCTCACGCTCGGAGAATCGGTCTTGTCCGTTGAGCTGCAACTTGGCAGTCACAACAGGGTTCTCACCCCAGCAGTGCATGTCAAGAGCAGTTTCTGCAAGCACAAATGTTCCAGCATCAGAGACACCAGACATTTGGGTAGCATTAAGTTGATCCCAAGTTCCATTGACTGTTCCATCAGCAGCGAAGGCATCTTGCATGACACCACCGGTGATGAAGGCTCCGTCTCCACTGGTAGCAGCTTCTCCTCCGAAAGCATGGACTGCGTTAGGAAGAGCATCAATAGCATCAGTGTAGTTGAATGGTTGGGCACCAAGAGTCTTGTAGAGGGTTGATCCTCCTTCAAGCGATGCACAGTAATCAACGTTAGCGTCGGGTTGAACAACCCAGATAAGCTCCTTACAAGGGTGGTTGAAGTTAAGCTTGATCTTGTTAGACGAAGATCCAACAGATTCATCACCGGTAAATTGAAGTTGCTCAATCAAGTACTCGTGAGGATTCTGAGCCATCTTACGACGCTCATCAGTGTCCAAGAAAATATAGTCAATGTAAAGCGAAGCAGCAACCAAAGATTGGCTGTATGCCATAGACGATGTGACAGATCCAGATGCTGCATTTAAAGAACTAACAGCCCACAAGCACTCTCCAAGAGGACGAATGTCAAGGTTGATCTTCACTTCGTGGTATTGAAGGGCGATCAAAGGAAGAGCAAGTCCAGGGTTCTTGGTGAACCAAAACTGAAGAGGAACATAAAGAGTAGTCTCAGGAAGAGCCTTGCGAGGAGCGCAAACTTGGGCAGGTCCAGATGCAGCTGCACATGGTCCAGCAACCTCAGCGAAAGAAGGATCAGTGATGTAAGTCAATTGAGTAGTGTGTCCAATCATCTTCCAGTATCCCTTCTGTTGCTCAGAAGACATGGTAAGTTGGTTCCAGATGTGCATCCAGTCACCATATTGGCGATCAATACGTTGTCCTCCAATCTCAACCTCTACTTGAGCAACCATTTGCTCACCAATGTAGTCCAACCAGCGAGCATATTCTGCATGACCTTGGTTGATCTCAGGAAGAGTGACTTGCAAGTACGTGCGGTACGCAAGGTCACCATTGCGTGACAACACCGCACTGACACGACGTCCAAAGTCGGCTTGTCCTTGGAAAGTTTGTTCAATACTTTCCATGGCGAAGTTAGTGTGTCTTCGGTAAGACACCTTCCAGTAAGTAATCTCAGGGGTTCCAGTCAAGAAAAGATCTTGACTGCCGTAGGCAACAATTTGCATAAGAGCTCCAGCCATTTTCTGGTATATTATGCCTAAACATTTTATTTTTCTGAATTAAAACATATTACACTACATGTTATGTACATAATAATTTATTTAATATTCATTTCTTGCTTTTTTTTTACACCATGGAGCCGACATTGTTTTTTATATTTTTTATATAATTTATATACATAAAACTTGATTATTATCGATGAAAGAATTTAAAAAACAATTTAGTCGACAATATAATGGAAAAGAAAAAAGAAAAAACACAGACCATAGATGAAAAACATCAAGACATGATGCAAATGCACTCTGTTATTAAACATGAAACTATTCCAAAAATCAAAAATGAAATTAAAATTCTTATCAAAAATGCTAAAGAAACTAAAAACAAACATTCTGATCAATATTTTGATTTTCTTGACCAAATCGAAAAAAAGAGGAAGGAAATTAAAACACTTGAGAAGAAAAAACACGACTATTTATTACAAAATTCAAAATATATTTTTCAGTATTATGAAGAAAAACAAAAAATTTCTTTTGGAGATAATATTAAAGATACAACTACTATCAACCATTTTTTTAAAATAAAAGCTAAGTCAGAAGAAAGTTGTGACCTAAACAACGACAAATATAAACAATCCAGAAAAACTTTTCAACAATATTGGAAAAATATAGGAGAAGGTGATTATCAACTACAAGAATATGTATTAGACTCTGAAACTTGTCTTTACTGTAATCAAGGCGAACTTATTCCTTTAGAAGAAGAAGGTGTTTTAATTTGTAATAATGTAAAATGCGGTAAATTTATGATCAATATTGTTGAAAGCCAAAAACCTCTCAACAAAGAAGTTCCAAATGAAGTTTCATACACTGCTTATATTCGCCTTAATCATTTCAAAGAAATATTGTCTCAATTTCAAGCAAAAGAAACTACAAAAATACCAGACGAAGTTTTAGACACTGTTAAAAAAAGAATTAAAAAGGAAAGAAAAAATATAAACGATCTTAATTACACCGAAATGCGAAATATACTAAGCGTATTAGGATATAACAAATACTTTGAACATATTCAATACATCAACTCTATACTCGGTATTAAACCTCCTGTTATGGACGAAGAGCTTATTGAAACCCTTTGTGTATTATTTATTGAAATTCAACAACCTTGGGCTATTTTTTGTCCAATCACTAGAACTAATTTTTTTAACTATACGTATATTCTATGTCAATTGTGTGTATTGTTAGACCAACGTCAATATTTACCTTATATCCCTATGATGAAAGATCGTATTAAACAACTAGAACAGGATATGATTTGGAAAAAAGTATGTGAATATCTAGATTGGGAATATTTTCCTACGGTTTAAATCTTTTTCGTCTTTCAAAATGCTCAAACCCACATTCTCTAATCATTCGTATTTCTTCATCAGTATGATTCTGTATAAACACCTCTATCATCCGTTTCGTCATTGTATCTTTCCATGATTTTGTCCTTAAACCTTCTCTTGTTATTCTATTTACCCCACATTCTGCATAGTGATCCATCCAATCTATTAAGTTCTCCTTTTTATATTCTATTTCTTCATCACTTTTTGATAGATTATTATAATATATTTTCGGTCTTGGAGTTCTATCTTGAAACAAATCAAATTGTGTCCTTTTTAACGCTTGATGATATTGACCATACCGGAATGTTATATTCTTGTCTTTATCATGTGAACAATAAATCATCAATTGGTTCACGTCTAGTTTATCAGATGTTGACCCAGGCATTTCTTTCATTTTAGATGACTTTAGTTCTATTTTACATTTATGTATGTTATTATTATTGTCCTTAATTTCACACGATACCTCTGGACTTCCTGCTACTATTGTTGAATTTTCAAATCCTTCTAACTCTCCTTTTAACTTATTCCACACTATACTAAATACATCGCATGATATTTCCGAATAATCTTTTTCCAAATTTGCCTCACCTATTGACCATATTATATTTTTCATTTTTAACATATTTTCAGGAGTCTCTAACTCTTTTACTGTTTCTCTAACCACTTTAACTAAGAATAATTCTAATGCCGACATTTTCTTTTTATAAATCCATCTTTATTTATGTTTATCAATTTTATTTTTAATTCATAAACTTTTATTTCTTCGTATATCATTCTCATGGAGTTTGTTTAACTTCCGCACATTCATTCAACACCATTAGGTCTATCTCATCAGTTAAGTATTTAATATCATTGTTATAAAATCTATTTTTGAGGTTTTTAACCCCATTTTGTTTAGAGTGACTAAAAACATTTACGTTATCATCATATGTTTTTTCAATTATGTCAAAGCTATTTTGAGCCATTTCGTTAATAATATTCTTTCTATATTCTCGTACCCTTCTTCCATTTTTGTGGATATATGCATAGTTAGATTTCTCACCGGTTATTGCAACGTTATTGTTTTCAGGATGTTCATTGTCGAAATGTATTTTCTGTGCAAGTAAAACCGGACTTCTTGCTGGTTTGTCATTAATCATTTGTAGAATATCCTGTATTGAAATATAGTCTATCTTTTCCTCGCCAAAATTATTAATTACTATAACATTCTGCGTTTCTATATTGTTTGTAGTATTCTTTTCAGACAGTAACATTTGTATTTGTTGCTCTTTTTCCCTAATAATTTCGTCCTTTTCTTTACATATCTTCTTTATTTCATCATCCTTTTCTTTTATTGTTTCAAGTGTTTGTAATGTTTTCCCATATTTTTTTTCTACAAGCGTTTCAATAATTTGTTCCATTTCTTCAATATTTCCATTGTTTGTTTCGGAGGTATTTTCTATATTGTTTTGATAAATACTACATGTTTTCCTATGTCTATATAGCGCACTAGAAGTAGAGAACGATTTTTTACATATACACAAGTGATCAAGTACTGTAGTTTTGCGTTTTATATGACGTGCACTTTTTAGATGACGAGTGTAAGCCCTTGATGACTGACATGTCAATCCGCAACATGCACAATAAAATGTATTCATATATATACTTTAAATATTACGTTTAAACACTTTTGAAACATTCTGCCTAAAATATATACCAATTGAACACCTATACTACAAACTGTATACCTTAATATATTAAATATTATTACTTATATTACCTTTATTTCGTGTTGTTTATTCAGCCACCTTTTTAGAACATTCAGCCACCTTTTTAGAACATTCAGCCACCTTTTTAGAACATTCAGCCACCTTGTAGAACATTCAGCCACCTTGTAGAACATTCAGCCACCTTTTTAGAACATTCAGCCACCTTTTTAGAACATTCAGC